AATCGCGTGATGGTCTTCCACATGCTACCAAAGGATGTCTTATATTAAGAATTAAATACCTGTTGGAAATATTAGCTAAATAAACAGCTGTTTCTAATGAAAATAATTGATTATAGTAACCAACACCAGTATAAAGGTCAAATGCTAATATTTTATCACTAATATGATCAATAGAATCATTTAATTTGGGTTTAATGATTTCACTTTTATTCACTTTAGATTTAAGAATTATTGCTCCATTTATTGGCAAATCCCTACAATGATTATAGTGTCCTTTTCCCGCATTTATATCTGCCCAACATTCACCCCCATTTGGAAATCCTGGATAAAAAACCAAGTAAATATAATCATCTTTATGTAAATAGTAGCATCCCTCTGCTTTTTTATGAATAACACTTTTATTAAAACAAGACACTTTATGTGTTTTTACATAAGATTCTGGATTATTATTTCTACAAAATAAAATTTCATAATCATTATCACATTCTATTTCCCAACAATTTTTTGATTTATGAACTAACATTGCTTCAAAAGAGCCAATTTTTTGTTTTTGATTTAGTTTTTCTTCAACTTTATTAAGATTCATTTCCTTAATATTTGCTTTGTAATTTTCACGGTCTTCAAGTTCTTGATTAGAAAGTTTTATTACTTCTTGAATTTTTATTTCAGGTTTATAATTTTCAAGTAAACACTTTTTCATATAACAGATGAAATTATTCCATTTCTCTTTATCCATATCATAACAATGAAAAATTTGATGAGCACCAATTGGATTATTAGAAGGCACTCTTTCAACAGAAAACATACGATGTATAAGCGTATTAAAAGGCGGATAATTGAATAATTTATTACTACAAAAAAATATATCTTCATTACCTGGAGAAATTTGAGAAACTAAAAGATTTCTATGATTTTCACAATATTTTATACATGATTTTACGTTTCTTAGAGAGAATCCTCCATTTCCAGCATTATATTTCGCACATTGATTTGTATGTTTCCAAGGAGCACCTATATAATCATAATTAAAATAAATATCATCTATTTTCCGGAATATCAATGCGTCTGTTTGATATATTAAAACGTGTGACCATGCCTTAAAATTTTCATAAAACTCGGGTTGTTTTAATAACTGACTATAAATTTTACGATCAATATTATCATATGGTTTATGAATAAAAATCATATTTTTCCATTGTTTGAAAAGAGATTCAATATAATCTTTATTTTTATTACCATACATTACCGCAATTCCAATTTCATCTGGATTATATACTTTCAAAACAGCGGCCATAACATTTTCTATTTCTTGTTGTATTCTAAATTCAATTAAACAAATTATTAATTTACCGGAAGGTTTAAATATAAATTCTTTATTTTTATTAATTTTTAATTCATTTAAAATGGAGTAATAATCTTTTTGTCTATTATTCATTTGTACTTTATAAACTATATGTCTGTATATTTTATAAAATTTTAACTAAATAAATAATTTTATTGCTAAATTTAATTAATTGGTATAATTAATAAGATAATCTCTAAATTTTTGTTCTTGATAATTATAAATTGGTTCAGGAGTATCAATATATTTATCATAATCTAAAACATGAAATTGTATATTATTAACTTTAAAATCATCTTTTTTATTTATAAAGGAATTAGACCACCAAATGCCGTGTTCTCTCACAGAATGTTTTGAATTGTTTTTCACTAACATATAAGATGGTATATAAACATTTTTAATTGTTTTGCTTAACTGTATAACTAATGGAGATAAGGAAGATTGTGAAGGTACAAAGTTATGAGCACCTACTAAATAACCCAAATCGTGTCTAAAACCAAACCCATTACCACCGTTTCTTTCTTTATTTTCATCATTAAATGTAATAATATTTAAGTACTTATTTTTCAATATTGATATGCAAGGATTATTTGTTCTTTCGGTAATAATATAAATATTGTTCCATTTTTTAGAATTTATAATTTCTTCATAAAAACATAGAGGAGGCTGGGTGTAACAGTGGTGTCCTTTCTGCATAATATCACCGCTTCGAACATGAATAACAAGGTCATTTTCATTTAATATAGCTTCTTTGAAATTTAAGATAGGTCGAATATATTTTTGAGCGACATAAATTCTTTTATCAAAAGATAAATCTGGCAAATAAAATCCACAAAACCACGATTCAAATTGTGATTTTTCTGAATTCCAAATAAGCGAGCCTCTTCTTTTCATAATTGCTTTTCTTTCATCGTTAGTATTTTCAAATGTAGCTTCTACCAAATCCGATTCGTCAATAGAAATTTCTAAACTATTAATTAATTCATTTTGTCCTCCAGGCAATAATTTAGAAGTCCACCAAGTCAACTGGTGAAATTTTACCTTGTTAATTTTATTATAATAAGCAAAATAAATAGCATTAATTATACATAGTAATGAATTTCCTGTACGACCTAAACTTCTAGTTAATTCTAACTCATACATTTATATATATAAATAAAATTTATAATTTGTAGATAAACTACGGATAATAGACTAATTTTGAAATCTAAAATAATTATAACTTTCTACCATCTAGACTTTTTAACACTAATCTTTGGTCCTGAAGCCCTTTTCCTATTCGCGTTTGGGTCATACATATCTTCTTCTTCATCAGAATTAATTTCTTTTGAAATTTCCCAAAATTCCTTACTTCCTAATTTAAAATCTCCATGAGGTTCAGCCTTATACCAGAATATCTGGTCTTGAAGTTTATTTGATTTGCTGTTATTATTAATAACTAAACATTCATAATTCTCGGTACACTGGTCCATTACTTGACAAAAACTTTCAAATGTAGGAAACATACCAGCATAATTTTCATATATTCTTTTTCTATTAGCAATGTAAGGTTCTCTTAAAATGAATACATAATCAATATTTGTACGTAAATTAGGAGGAATACCTAAAGGATACTGCATCGTAATTACAAGCATAATTTTCCAATGTCTCCCATTCATGAATAAAAGACGCATCATTTTATCTTTAGTCCAACTAGCATCAAATAAACAATCATCTAAAATTACAAAAGCTCTAGGATCAATAGAAGATTTTTTATAATTAGTCATTTCTTTTTTTACTTGTTTTAAAACTGTTTTTTGACGCTTTAAAATATTTTCAATGATAGCTGTATTATATTCATCATGAATAAATAACTTAGGAACATGACTCGCATAAAATCCATTTCCTGCTTCGGTTCCTGAAATAACAGTGCCTATAGGAATATCTTGATGATAATACAATAAATCTCTCACCAAATATGATTTTCCTGTATCTCTCCTTCCAATTAATACAATTACAGGACCTTTATTTTCATTTGGTTTAAACGATATAGATCTCATATCGAATTTTTTTAGTTCTAATGTCATTTTACTTAAATTAATAAAAAAGAAATATTAATAATCCGCAGAAATTTAGTTTAAATATTAATTTATAAATATATTTATTACGTAAATGAGTGATTTTACAATCAAATATATAAAAAATAAATCAGATATTCTAAAAACTTTAGAAATGTCTGATTTAGAACTAAATAATGCTCAAAATTATATTCCTTTATATGAAAATTTCTTTGTACTAAATGAAACTAATTGGAATAAAATTAATTTAGAACATTCAAAAAATTTAATTGAATGTATTACTAGACCTGAATTTAATAAAATTGAGTGTAAAATTTATAATTCACTCTCTGATAATACTGAAACAAAAAATTTATTTGTGAAATTTTCACCTTTATTAGATCCTATTAAATTTTTAGTTGGAAAATATGACCATACCGACGAAACCATATTTAATCTACCTAAATGGAATGATTCTAATTGCCATAAAAAAGTAAAAAATACTTTAAATTCAGCTTATACAGACTCCTTTTTTTCTTTTTTAACAAGTAAATTATTAAATGAATACAATTTTATACATGGATTAGAATTTTATGGTTCATTTTTAGGAAACTTATCAAATTATAAGGTAAATATTTTTGATGATATAGAATATATTTGTGAATCCACTTTCTTTAATAAAAATAAAGATTCATTATTTAGAGTAGATGAAGAGTATTATTCTATAGTATGTGATTCGGATTCAAGTGATGGAAAAAAACCTTTAAAACTAGGAGAAAAGATTGATTCATTAGATATTGAACAAATTTCTTTAGATGAAAAAGAGTTAGCTCCCTCTGTTATGTCTCTCAAAGATTTAGATTCTAATATATCAACTATAGATGATATCGTTATGACCAATAACGATAATTCTATGGAAACTATTAAATCATTAAGTACAAACTCTACTTGTTCATCAAGAAGTTCTCATACTGATAACGAATCTCAATCCAACGATACAGATGAAGAAATGGATTTAGATGAAGAAAATTCAGATGATGATTCTTATTCTAGTGATGAAGAAGAAGGGGAAGTCTTCGCTTATATTGATGAATTTCCAGTTTCAATGATTTGTATTGAATCTTGTAAAAAAACATTAGATTCTTATGCTTTCTCCAATGAGGATGATGATTCTGGTGTAGATGTAAAACCTGATGAATGGCTTGCTATTTTGGCTCAAATAATCATGCAGTTAATTGTATATCAAAATGTATTTTCATTTACTCACAATGATTTACATACAAATAATATAATGTATATAGAAACAGATAAACAATATTTATATTATAATGTTCAAGAGAGATTTTATAAAATTCCTACTTTTGGTAAAATTTGGAAAATTATAGATTTTGGTAGAGCTATTTATAAAATTCAAGGTAAATTGATTTGTAGTGATAGTTTTTCTCCAGGAGAGGATGCCGCTACTCAATATAACTGTGAACCATTCTTTGATGCTAATAAACCTAGATTAGAACCCAATTTTAGTTTTGATTTATGTAGATTAGGTTGTGCGTTATTTGATTATTTTTTAGAACCTGAATTTATTCATTCTAAAGAAGAATTAGATGATGTACAGAAATTAATATTAGAATGGTGTACTGATGATAAAGGAAAAAATATATTATATAAAAAAAATGGAGAAGAAAGATATCCCGATT